GAGGCATCGAATCGCTGGATCAGGAGGACAGGAAGGAAGGCGGAACGGACTACAACGTGATTCAGGTTGTCGATTGCGTGACGCATCAGTTGGTTGCGATGTTCCGGGGCAAGTGGCCGTACGCGAAGCTGCATGAGATTCAGTACAAGCTCGGAAAGGAATATCATTTCGCCTACAACGTGACGGAGGCCACCGACCACGGACTCACCGTCATCAACAACTTCCAAAGGGATTACATCGACACGGGAAAGTACCCGCGTCAGCTCATGCATTCCACCCAATATCTCGATGCGAAGACGAAGAAGATGCAGATGAAATACGGCTTCTACACGAACCTCAAGACCAAACCTCTGGTATTGGACAGGCTGGCGGAGGCCATCGAGGACGAAACCCTCAGATGCCATTCCTCCAAGGTGCAGAGCGAATGCTTACGCTTCGAGATCAAGGACGACGGCAAGATGGGAGCCATGGACGGATATCATGATGATACCGTCATGACGCTGGCCATCGCGCTCTACAACGTGCCCAATGCCTTGCGGGTGACGAGGGAGGTGTTCACCAAGAAGGATTTAGGACTCTAATCGGAGCGTGATACAATGCGTGCATGTCCGTGCCTCCCCGCTATCCCTACACGACCGATCTCCTGAGAGTGGAGAACGAGCAGGAATATTACAATCTGTACAACAGCGACTTCCTCAATGCGTTCTTCAAGCGCACGTGGTTCCTCTTGCAGGAATTCTTCGGCAACGACGAGGAGAAGAAGAAGGTCCTGGCCGTGACGATGGATTTAGCTCCCATCCTGGTCAAAGCAGGCACGATCTTCCTGTTCGGCAAGCCCGTGAAGGTGGAGGTGGATGACAACTCGGACGGCAGCGGCCGGATCCAGGCGGCGATTGACGACTTCATGAAGCGCAATCATCTGAATCAGAAGCTCAAGGACTCATCGAAGCTGTTCCAGGCCATCGGCCACACGCAGTTCAAATTGCGCAAGGACAAGCAGGGCAAGGCCGTCGCCGAGGAAATCCCGTTCGACAACTGGTTCCCGAACTACTCCGGCATTCCGCAGGGACAGAAGCCGAATGAATACTTTTTGATCACCTACATTTCCAACTTGACGGGCGACGACATCGTGGAGAAACGATATATCTACGTGGAGCAGCACATACCGGGACAGATCACTTATTACCTGTTTCTGAATATCGATAACAAGATCCACGGCCAGCCGCTTCCGTTCAGCACGCTGCCGAACCTGCTGCAGATCAATCCGGGCATGGTGACGCAGCGGGACAATTCGGTGATCGAGCAGACGAAGCTGGACACCGTGCCGCTCGTGCAAATCGATGCCGACAAGACCATCAAGGATCGATATGGCCAGTCATTATTGAAGCCGGTGCGTCCGATCTTGGATGAGATCAATACGCGTTTGACGCAGATATCGCTGCAGCTCTTCAAACATTCGGATCCGATCCTGCAGCTCCCATCCGGCAGCGTGCCGCAGGACGAGAAAGGCCAGGTCATGAGGAAAAAGCTGGAAGTCTTCTTCGCGCAGTCCGGTGACCCGGATGCGAAATACATCACGAACGACAATCCGATGCTCGACCAGTCATTCAAGTATCTTGAACTCCTGGTGGAGAAGGCCGCGAAGCTCACGCAGACGCCGCAATCGTTCATCGCGGCGGATGACAAGGGCGGAGTCGAAAAGGCCGAAGCCCTGCGCACCCGCTTCATGCTGTTCCTGAAACGCATCGAGGAATACCGCGAAGCGTACAGCGACGGGCTCGAGCAGATCATCCGCCTGGCCCTTCAGATCGAGGGCATCGACGTGCCGGATGACATGGAATTCAAATTCACGTTCGATTTCGGGTTGCCGAGGGATCCGCAATTGGACGGCGAAGTCTGGGGAGCCGCCGTGGAGCAGGGCATTTCCTCGGTCGAAACCGCCGTCAAGAATTTCCAGCAGCTCGAAGGCGACCTATTGGATGAAGAGATGACACGCATCGAGAAGGACAAGGAACTCATGGCTCCGCCCATGCCCGTGAAGCCGCCTCTGCCGAAGCCGGAGAATAACCCGCAGCTCAATGCCGCCTGAACGCTGGGAATTCGACGGCAAGGTGCCGACGCTGCCCAAAACGACCAAGGCTCTGTCGGAGGCGATTGAGTACGTGTCGGCCAAACGCTGGCCGCTGCTGGCGTTCCTCGCATCGCTCTGGGGCATCCTGCTGCTGATGGCGTTCACGCTCTTGCTGATCGTGCGGCTCGCGCTCACACTGCCCCTATGACCGTCGCCGACCAATTACGCAAGGATGGCTACACCAACGACGAACTGATCAAGCTCTACCAGCAGGCGGCGGATGAAATCGCGGCCATCATCGCCGGTGCCGACACCTCGCAGGGATTCGCCAGGTACCGCCTGCAGCAATTCCGAGCGATCCAGGCCGTCATCGCCCGCAATTCCCCGCAGGTGCAGGAGTGGGTGGATTCGACAATCCCCGACGTCATGCAGGCGGCGAACGACGAGACGAACGACGCGATGAAAGGCTTTGCGGATCAGGGTTTTTCCTTCCGGTTCTCCGGCGTGAATCAGGAAGCCGTCAAGTATCTGACCACGCAGGCATCGGAATATTTCGTCAGCACGCTCCAGGGGCTGAAGACCAGCGGACTGCGTGCCTCGCTCGATAAACGAGCCTTGGCCAATCGTGTCATCAAGTCCGTCATCCAGGGCCAATCGGTGGCCAAGACGCAGACGCAGCTGGTGGACATCCTCAAGAATCAGGGCTTCACGCTCGTGATCGGCAAGAAGGGCCGGCGGCTCAATCTCGAAGACTATTCCCAGACGCTCGTCAGGACGCAGACCATCAACGCCTACAACGTGAGCGCGCAGCAGACCATGCTCTCGGCAGGCCGTAGATTCGCCATCTTCCCGACCATTCCGGCCCAGCGCAGAGAACCCGACGACATCTGCTGGAAATACGAGAAACAGAAGTACATTGATTTATTGAAAGATCCCGTGCCGCCTTTGCATCCGAGATGCCGCCACACGCTCCAGCCGGTCAGCATGGATCAGCTCAAAGAAGAACGGCCCGATCTGTATGACCAGGCCGTGGCGTACTACAAGAAGGCATCGAATTAGACGCACTTGATTTGCTCATGTATCATATCGTCAATTGCAACCGCCACCCGTGGCGGGACTTTTGCGTATCCGACATCCGGGGAGTCGTTAAATCCCCGCCTCGCTCTCCCTGTCCAGCGTAAGGACAGGCCCGGCGGTATCCGTATCCACTACCACCCATCACCATGTCAGAAGAGACAATCGATCCTTCAAAACCTAATCCCGAAGAGAAGACCGAGAAACCGGAAGAGAAGAAAGAAGAAAGCCGGTTCTCGAAACGCATCTCCGATCTCAGTTCCGAACGCGACACCTGGAAGACCAAAGCGGAGGAATATGAGCGGAAGGAACGCGAGGCTGCCGAAGCGGAAGCCGTCAAACGTGGCGACTTCGAGAAGCTCTTGACGGAGAAGGAAACCAAGCTCGCGCAGACCGAAGCCGAGGCGAAGGAAGCGAAAGCCAAGGTGGAAGCCTACGAGGCATCCATGAAGGCACAGCTCGATAAGTCTCTCGAATCGATCAAGGACGAGAAGAAACGCGCCGTCGTCGAAAAGGCTCTCGCAGGCAAGCCGCTCAACGACCAGGCCGCGCTCATCCCGGAACTCCTGGAAGCGATGGGGAGCACCACTGGATTCGGCAACCAAACGCCGACCGGCGACCAGCCGCCCAAGGTCACGGAGATCAAGCAATCCCGCTTCAAGGAGCTGAACGCCAAGCCCACGCTCACGAAGGAGGAGACGCGCGAATTCCAGTCCCTCTCCCGCGAACTCGGCGAGGAGGCACGCAAGCGCGAGGAAGAGCGGCGCAAGGAGTACATGGACAAGGAGATGGACAGCCGCAGCACGAACTACTTTGGATAATTCTTATTTCCCACTACTTACTAATCTATGGCATTCGATATCGGAACCCACACGCAGTATGACGACCCAACGTCCATACTGAACCCGGAAATCCTGGGAGTCGCCAAGGCCATCAACCTCGGCAAACTCGATGCGGTCATCTACAACCGCATCGGCGCACCTCAGGCCCCGGTCGATCAGGAAATGTTCCGCATCGCCACCCGCTCGAAGGGGGGCATCACCGGCACCATCGGCGACGGCGGCGGCAACGGCTGGAACAACTCGGCCACCACGGGCCTGAAGATGACGGCCGCGCAAATTAACGCCATGACGGTCGGAACCGTCCTCTCCATCGGCTACACGGGAGCCACGCCGGAAACGGTCGTCGTTTCCTCGGTTGACCGCTCGGGCAACACCATCTCCGTGCAATCGCGCGGCGCTGGCGGAACGACGCCGGGCACATGGGCTGACGCCACGGTCTTCCTGAAGATCGGTCACGCCATCAACGACTTGGACGCACCGAACGTCGAAGCCTTCCAGGAGCAGACGGCGGACTACGAGAACTACTGCCAGCTCTTCTACGAAATGATCGACGAGACCTACACGGATGAAGTGGAAGCACGCAAGTACTTCGACAAGAACCCGGTGATCCAGCAGGAAGCCTTGCTCCGCGTCTACCGCAGCTTGGCCTACACGACCATCTGGGGTAACAAGCAGAAAGGCACCAAGACGGCATCGCCGATGACCGCAGGCTTGCTCACACAGCTCTCGGACAGCACTGCCGCCTTCTCCGGCACGCGCCCGGTGCTGCGAACGAACGTCAACGGACACTTCTCCGAAGCGGTCCTGAAGACGGCGCTGGACACGGTGCTCGCACTCGGCACGCCGAACGCGATTTACATGAGCTTGAACAACGCCAAGATCCTGTTCCCGACGACGGAGAAATTCATCATCATGACTCCGGATCAGTCGCAGAAGGCGGGCACGGACAACGTGAAGCAGTACGAGTACAGAAATCAGGTGTTCGACATCGTGATCGATGCCGCCATGCCGGATTCCCGCGTGTGCGTCGTGAACGAATCCAAGATCTTCCGCACCTGGAAGGTCAACGACATCCTCCGCTTCGTCCCCGAGCCTCCCATATCGTCACGCCGCCGCAAGTACAGCTACCAGGGCAAGTACGCGATGATCGTGACCGGAGTCGGCTACGAGCACATCGACCTCTACGGCATCAACTAGAAATAACCGGCGGCCCTCGCTGACGCGGGGGCTGCCGGGACCAATTCCTTCCTTCTCTCTCCTATATGGCAGATATTCCCGCTCCTGGCGGATGGACACAGGGACTCAGCATGAAACTTCTGGGCGTTCTCGCGCTCGGCTCGGCCGCCGTCGGCGGAGGTGCGGGAGTTGCCATCAACAACTACGGCACACGCAACGGTGCACAGGACATCCAGTACATCGAACAACCCCTGCAGCAAGTCAAGGGAAAGGGCGGCGCGTTCGCCGTCCTGAACCCGCTCCCGGCCGACGCATCCGGCGTCATCGTGGAGGCGAAGGTCTTCGTCGCCAACAACCCGTCGCCGGTCTCAAACCTCTTCGTCGGAACGGCCACCGGGGCGCTCGGCTATTCCGGCTCCAACGTGTTCAGCACGCTGGCCATCTCCAACGCACCGAGATTGCTCGACTACACGCTCACGGGCGCATCGGCGCTCAAGAACGTCGTCATCGCACCGGCCAACAGCACCGGCAAGAAATACATCACCGGCTCCTACGGCTTCGGATCGGGGCAGGTGATCGGCCAGGGCTTCGCCGGATTCGTCCGCATCGGCATCATCAACTGCAGCTTGCAGGGACAATTGCATTGCTAGTTTTATCTCACTTCTGAATCTCACTTATGGTCTCCTACGAAAAATGGGCCGTCGGCAGCCTCCGCGATCTCACCATGCACCTCTCGTTCGAATCGGGAGAATCCGGCACATTGGACTTGCCGGCGCTGCCGTATCGGTTCCTGATCAACTCCATGACCGTCGGCGTCACCAAGGCGCTGGCCGGTACGGATGCGGGCACCGTCACCGTCGGCAAGGGTGCCACCGTCTACGGCACGGCCACGGTGCCGCTCTCCTCAGCCCAGAATGCCCAGGTTGCGGTCACGTCGGCCAGCATCACCCAGACAGCCTTTGAACTGACCGATCAGCTCCGCCTCATCTCCGCCAAGACCACGGCCGGCGGCAAGGTATTTGTCACGCTGCAGTTGCAGGTGTTACCATCGCATTAATATGTCTCAGCAAGGTACTTTCGTCTTCGGCGAGCAGGCGGCCGTCGCCACCACCTACGCGGTGGGAACCAATCGCATCACGCTCTCGCAGAAAGTCCGCACCGTGCGGGTGATCTGCAAGGGCACGGGCGGCATGGTGTTCATGGTCCCGCTCGGCTCGCCGGGCACCGTCGGAACGGCCGCGACCGACCTCGCCAATCCGCTGGTGCGGTTCAAGATGAGTTCGTCCGATCCCACCAAGAGCAGCTCGATGGAATTCGTCTTCGTGCTGCCCTACGCGACGGATACCTTCGACTTCCTGGCCGTCACGAATGCCGCCGAGGTGTATCTGACCGGCGACACCGTCCCTTCCGACGACTGCTAACCCCCTAAACTATGGCTTCACGCTTCTTCATGACCCACGGCTGCTATCTGCGTTCCAGCGACAAGGGAATCGTCCAGGATATCCTCTACACTCCGGTGAATGAGGCCGAGGAAGCCGAGCTTCGCATGCTTTCCAAGCTGGGAACGTGCGAGGAACGCCCCATTGGGGAGCCATCCGCAAATGTCGAAGCATCGACTGAAGCCGCCGCACCCGTCATCAGCGAAGCCACCGAAGATCAGCTTTCGGAAGTACCGGGCATCGGCAAGGCCACGCTCGATAAGCTCGTCGCCGAGGGCATCACCCTCAAATCCCACCTGGAACAGGCCCTGATCAACAAGGAAGAGAAGATGAAGGAGATCCTGGCGGGCAATTTCCAGAAGGTGAAGGATCACTTCGCGAAGTAGGGTAGAATGGGTTCATGCAAGTACCCGCCATCACCTATCTCGCCGTCACCGACGTTCAGGCAAACACGCTCATCGCCGATTTGAAGACGCTCGACACCGCGAGCATCACCATCCTCATCCAGACGGCGGAGGATTTGATCGATGCGTTCGTGGGGCCGCAGGAACATCACTGGAAGGACACGAATTCGAACCGAGTCTTCCCACGCGTCCAGGATGTCGATTCGTCAACCCAGAATCAGGTCATCAGCCCGAACTACGGCCAGCCGATCATCCCGTATAAGGTATCACTCGCCTGTCTCCGCCAGGTCGAATGGCTGTTTACTCAATGGTGGTCATCGAGTGACACCGACGAATTGCCCTTCCAGCAGGACGTGGAATCCGTCGACATCGGCGGCGACGGCAGCCTCTCCCAGACATTTGCGAACAAGGGGGCGGATCTATCAGCCGCCACGCTCTCGCCTATCGCACGGGCGATCCTCGGGCCATTCCGCAGCCGCTTCGCCGCCGTCGGCGTCTCGGATCCTCTTTCAAATGCGCCCGTACGCCGCTCACTGACATCCAATTCCGGCTTCCAGTCGGCCACGTATCCCCTCTATCCCGTATGAGCGCCTTCCTTGCGGCTTTGAATGACCGCTGCTTGATCCAGTCGCGCACGGTCGACACCACCGGCAAGGAGGACCTGGAAGCGTTCAATGCGCAACCCAAACCGGTGAAATGCCGCGTCATCAAGATCCCCAACCGGCGGAAGACATCGCCGGACAATGCGGAGAAGGTGCAATACGGCACCTTCATCTTCACCAACATCATCCTGCCCAAGAATACCGAGATTTCGATTCATGATCGCATCGTGCATCCGGTGAAGAACGGCCGCACGTACGACGTGCTGGAAGTCAACGAGTCGCGCGACGGACGCGGCCCTAGCCACCTGGTGGCGATCTGTGACGTTCGCGCCTGATGGCGAAATTCCGCTTCAATGACGATTCGCTCCGCAAGGTGAAGGCGAACTTCGAGGCCGCGACGAAGAAGAAGCAAGATCAGCTTGCCAAAGCCCTGGCTTCATGGTCGCTTGATCTTGTGGCGGAAATCGGCAAGGAAATCACCCGCATCGGCGCGGTGGATCAGGGCATCCTCTTGGGTGCCACGCACGCGGACCCGGTGCAGCGGCTGGGCACGACGCTCAAAGTCAGCGTGCTCAACGAAGTCGAATATGCCTCGGTGATCGAATTCGGCAGGCAGGCAGGATCTAAATATCCGCCGATTGCTCCGCTGGTGGGTTGGGCCAAGCGGCACGGCATCATCAGCCTGTTGCCCGACAATGCCGACATCCACGGCGAATACGCCAAGCAGTGGGAGACCGCCGGCTTCATCGCCAGGGAGCTCTCCGTTCATGCCGGAGGCGGCGGCAAGAATGCCAAATCAACACCGCTCGATCCCATCGTCTACGAATTATTGATCCTCCGGCTCATCCAGAAGAAGATTGCCGAGGTGGGCACGGCGGGCAGGCATCCGTTCTCGATCGCGTTCGACAACAAGGCACGCACGTTCGCGCAGGACATTGCCAAGTACGTTGCACTCATGAACTGATATACTAGCTTCATGACGATCAAGGATGCCTTGTACAGAGAATTCAAATACGGCTTGTGTGGAATAGGCGGCGTGCTCCACGGTTTGGTCGATCCCACGCGCGTGAAGCATTATCTGCGGAACCGGCCATCGGCGACGAAGAAGTCCACGGAGTATCCTTACATCGTCTTCCGCCGCGTCACGAAGAGCCAGAATAAGGTGCGGTATACGCGGGAGCGCGTGGAGGTGGAGATCATCGGCCTGCAGGCGGATTCCAAGGTTGGGGATGACATGCTGGAACAGATTGAAGAAATCTTGATCACGTACATGGACGACACGACGAAGAAGTGGGGGCAGTTCACATCCTCGGGCACGCCGGACAGCACGCAGGGGCTCGGAATGACGTGCCGGCACATCTCCTCGGTGGAAGGCTACAGCCCCGAAATGGACGAGAAGGCGCACATTTTAATCTTTGCCTTCTACTACCTGAGACCATAATTCGCACGGCTTTACTCAGTAGTGTATGATGTGAGCAATTGTCACCTCGCCACGGCGGGGCCTTTTCCCGTACCCGTATGCCACGCACCAAAGACGACGAAGAGCAAGCCGAAATTGCTCCCACACCACCGGAAGAGCTGATGACCGTGCTCCGACTCAAATCCAATGCCCACCTGATGGGCCAGTTCGTCCCGGCGGGCACCGTGTTCACGCATCCCAAGGCATTCGCCGACCATCTCCTATCCACCACCGACTTCTACGAAGTGGTTTCCTAATTCCATTCTCTTTTCTCTATGTCAGCCATTAACTCATCCGCCGTCCTCGTCGAGAAAGGCAACATCTGGATCGGCACCAACACGGGAAACCTCGTGGATTTCGGGGCAGTCCGAAAGGTCGTCTTCACCGCCAAGCAGATCCAGAAGTCCATCGAATCCGACAACCGGGGAACGATCTACAACAAGGCCCGATTGGAAGGCATGATTTCCTGTGAACTCCTGGAACCGGCCGCACCGTCCAACCTCGCTTCCCTCTTTGCATCGCTCGTCACCAAGACGACGACGGCGGCATCTTCCACGCCGGTCACGGGCGAAGTACTCGCCGCCTCCGGCGCGTGGGCCTACTCGCAGCCGCTCTATTTCGCGCAGCAGGACGGCAGCCAGGTGGTGCCGACGGCCATCACGATCACCGGTAGCGTCACGGGCGCACTGACCGTCAACACGCAATATGTGATCGTGCAGGATCCGGGCACGAAGAAATGGGGAGTCCTGATCCAGAGCGCCGTCGGCAACCTGGCCCAGAACATCACGGCCAACTACACGACGACTCCGGCCGCTTCCGTCACGCTGACGGGAGGCACGAACCTCTCCATGGTGTCGCTGTACGCGCGCATCATCGGGAAACTGGACACGAACAACGCCAAGACGCGCCAGATTGACCTGACGGACTGCCGCGTCACCTCCGACCTGGTGTTCCCGTTCGTGGACGTGGAGACGGCCAATGACTCCGGCGTCATGCCGCTGAACATCGAATCCAACAAGGCGACCACATGGATCTATACGGACCAGGTGAACCCGAACTAGGAACCGACAAACAAGAGACAAAACCCCGCAATGCGCGGGGTTTTTTTGTTGTTTCATTTCTCACAAGAAAAGAGCCCGCCCAGCTAGAACGAACTCTATTCATTTCTTCTACGTCGGTGATTCTAGCCAACTCCTATCTGATATTCAAGTAGTGATTTGCTAGTTGTTTGTTAGTTGCATTATGTCTGTGATACGATCCGGCCATGTCAGAACAAGTTTTCATGGATCTTGGCGACTTCACCGAAGAGACGTACGAAGTCGCATTCCGCATCAACGGTCATTCCTACCGCTTCAGCTACGGAGAGGCCAGCGTCGATGAGGTGCTGCGTTTCCTCTGGGATGAACAGGAATCCACCAGGAACGTCATCGATCGGGCCAGGGCCATCGTCGAGAGCTTCCTGTGCGGGCACGTCGTCGAAGGGGACAAAGATCAGCTTGCAATAGACTTGAAATCATTACCTTACGTGAGCCTGAGAGGCAGCCTGTCCATCCAGCAGCTCTCCAATCTGATCCAGACACGCATCAAAAAAAAAGAGGATGGGGAAAGCCCGGAGAGGACGCAGGAGGGCCAGTCTGGTTCGTCCGAAACATCGGCTTCCTGATGCGCACTTCGAAGGGCGGACTGAATCACGATCAGATCATGAAGCTCACTTGGAGACAGTTCTGGGTCTACATGGACACGTTCGTCTATTTGCTGCGTGAGGAATCGGACAAGGGCAGAGAGGAGAACAAACGCGACGACCGTGAGGCCACGAAGGACGATCCGCGCGTGAATGCCTGGCGGGAAAGCCGCAAGGCGAAGACGAAGGAGGAAGCGGAGGCCATCGACCGAGAAATGGCCGAATTCAAGCAGGCTGGCTCCATCCAGGGCCAGCAGCGCGACATTTCGGAATTGCTCGGATAAGCATGTAGAATACGTGCATGTCTACAGAGAATGTCGGCGGCATCCAGATGGATGCCAGCATCAACCTGGCACCGATGGAGAAGAGCCTGCAGAACTATTCCCAGCTCTTGGATGCGATCAATCAGAAGAACGGGCTGACGGAGCAGGGATTCATCAAGATGGAAGGATCGGCGGGCACCGCCGCCGGTTCCATCGGCCAGTTGAGCGAGGAGGCCAAGCAGCTCCGCGCCGAGCTTGAGAGATTAGATCCCGACACGAAAGCATTCATCGAGAAGGCGAAGGACTGGAACACGGTCATGAGCCGCCTCAAGCAGGTGAATGACCAGGCCCAGCAGTCGCTCAGCAAATTCTCCCTGTCGGTCAAAGATAACGAGCAGGCGATGACCAAGACTTCCCTGGCCACCAAGGCGTGGGGAGTGACCCTGGGAGTGCTCGGAGCCACGAGTATCCAGGCCATCGTGATGAAGATGTTCGACCTCGCGAAACAATCCGCCGAGTTGTCCATACGATTCGACGGCGTGAACGCTCGGGCGAAGGCCATCTACGGCGACAGCTTCCCGGAGATGCAGGCCGTCACCGCCAGCCTCGGGGCGCAATTCCAGCGATCCAAGGTGCAGATGCTCGACTTCGGCACCGGATTCGGCACCATCCTCGATTCGGTGGGGCTGAACACGCAGCAGATCGACAACTACAGCGTGCAGCTCACGAAGCTCACGGAGAACCTGGGCAAGGCGTTCCCGGATAAGTCAGATGCGGATGTCTACAATGTTGTTTCAACCGCGATTGAAGGCAACGTGCGCGGGCTGCGTCAGCTCGGCATCGTGATGACCGACAAGAGCCTGCAGGATTACGCCGAGAGCAAGAATATAAAGACGAAGGTTACCCACATGGACGACGAGCAGAAGGCGATGCTCCGCACCATGTACCTGCTGGACGAGACGAAGAAGCTGCAGGAGGCGGGTGCGAATAGCACGGAGACGCTGGGCAGTGCGATCAAGAATGACGAGGGCGCGTGGAACGATTTCATGACCGCGCTGGGGCACGATTTCGCGCCGGCCGCCATCGTCGGCCTGAATGGTCTCACCGCGCTGCTGCACACGTTCGCCAACGACGCAATCGGTGCCGCCCAGGCCGTGCAGATCCTCAGGGACCGGGTAACCGGCAAGAAGACGGTCACGCCCGCAGGACCGCAGCTCCCCGCAAATTTCAACCCGGCCGATCACGCGCCCAGCACTCCGCTACCGGAGAATTTCTGGGCGGATAATTCCGGTGGCTCCGGCGGCGGCAACAAGGCGCTGGAAGAAGCCAAGAGGCTCCAATCCGACATGGATGCGATTCAGAAGAGCATCGTTTCGGAGATGGACAAGGAGGCGACGGCGAACAAGAAACGCATCGATGATCTGCACACCGAGCTGACGACGCGCAAGGAGATGGGCACGATCACGAAAGACGAGCAGACCACACTTGATAGACTAAACAACAGAATCGAGTATCAGACGGACAAGATCAAGGAAGGCACCGATGCCTGGAAGGAGCAGGTGAAGGCCGTGGATGATCTGCAGAAGTCGGTGGACAAGCTCAATGCCGACATCATCAAGCAACGGGAGGAATTGACGGCCTCGCTGGCGAAGATCGATGAGGAGGGCAATACGGCCAAGGCGAACAAGGTGGCCGAGCTGATTGCCGAGAAGAAGAAGATGGATGATGCATTGTCGGCGGGAAAAGGCCGGACTTCCGAGGATCAGAAGCGGTATGACGATATCGACAAGATGCTCGATGATGCCAAGAAGGGCGGCAGCGGCGATCAGCTCCAGCAGCTCATCAGCGAGAAAAGTCTGGTACTCGCCAATGCCGGAGGCCCGAATCGGCTGACGGCGGCCCAGAAAGCCAAGGTCCAGTCACTGGACAACCAGATTTCCGGTTTGAAGACATCGACAGGGTTCTATGACCAGGGCGTCACCCTGTCAGGCGAAAATGACCTCCAGAAGATTGACGATGCGACCAAACAGAAAAAACTCGATGCCACGAAGGCGGGCAACGACAAGATGGCGGATCTCACCGAACAGCTCGCGAACGCCCAGCTCAGCTTATCCTCCGCGATGGCGGCCAAGGAGGCAGCCGCCAAGAGCCTGTCGGACACGATGGACACGATGAAGACCCGCAACGACGCATCGTATAAAGCCATCGAGGCATCGACCGCCAGCCACGTCAAGGCGGAATTGGGCCAGTTCGCCATGCTCCAGGCCGCATTGGATCAACTGTCGAAGTCGTACGCGGGCGTGCAGGGATGGATTGCCGACCCAAGCGGAGCCACCACCGTCCTCAGTAAAGCGGGTGGCTCACCCGT